CCAAAGCATGTAGATACTCGTCTTGGTAATCTTCGTGATTGTGCGTAAACTCTCTCCTAACCCAACATTTAAAATGTGGGATATTACTTATCAAATACGACACTTTAGAACTTGCTTCTTCTTCTATTAGCGTTGCCTGCAATCATGACTGAACCACCCTTGGACATTTTCATCATACTTCCGCCTTTAGATTTTTTCATTAAAGACCCGCCTTTAGATTTCTTCATCATGCTTCCGCCTTTTGACTTCTTCATTAATGAACCACCTTTAGACTTTTTCATAAGTGAACCGCCTTTGGATTTTTTCATCATCATGCCGCCTTTGGACTTTTTCATCATACTGCCGTATTTAGAATTTTTTTTGCCTGGCATAATAGTACTCCTTACTTTTTACTTGGTTTCTTTTTTGTGGTTTTTTTTGCAGGAGCTTTCTTTTTAGGTTTCATATTGTAATAAATACGATCTTCCTTAACTGGCTCGTCTGGTCTAACTTTTGCATCCAATCTTGCTTGCATTTTTGGATCTACTTTTGTTTTTGATTTTGGCATATTAATCTCCTAACTAATTGTTGTAAATTTACGCCTGTTAGACATAACTTTACCACAACCTCTAGCTATCTTGCCACCATTCTTTTTTTGTGCACGACCACCATCAACAAAATAACCCATTCTATTACGAACTTCTTTTGGTAATTTTGGCAATCCTTTGTTGCCTGGCGGTATTGGTTTTAGTTTTTTAGTCACTTTGTTTCCTCCTTTTAATGAAACCCTAGCTTTTTTAGTATTAGCAACAACAGTTTTACCTTTTCTGCCTGCTGCTTTTTTCTTTCTTGCTGTAGCAGCTCTTTCTGCTTTACTTAAACTTTGTGCTTTTGCTTTTGGCAAACAACGATCTGGATTTTTTTTATCTTTACTTGTGCCACAAGGTCCCAATATAGAACCGTCAAGTCCTATTCGTACCCACTTTTTATCTAGCCACCCTTGTAATTGACCCATTATCTAAGTCTCTCTTTCATGACTACACCCTGACCTCTGATGGGACCGCCAAATCTTTTACCTTTTCGTTTACCACCTTTAGCTTTTTTTGCATAATTTGGATCTTTGCAATATTTAGAAGCTGCTAAATTTGCGTAAGCTGAAGGATATGTGTCGAAAGTTCTTTTTGCCCAGGCTATACCCTCTGGACATATTTTACCTCCGCTTTTAGGTTTACTCTTTTTTTTAGCCTTACCACCTTTTTTCATTTTAATTGATTCTAATGTTTTAGCCTGTTTTGCGTGAGTTTTACTTGCTTTTTGCAAACCCTTTATAACTTTTTTTAATTTTTCTTTAGCCATAATTTAAACCGTCCAAATGATAGTTTAGCGTAAGCTCCTCGCCAACACTAATTTTTTTTGATGTAATTACGTTATATACTCTATAGTCGTCCCAGTCTAATTCTTCGCTTAAATAACAATTAGAGTCTTCTGAGTGATTTAAAAAACCGCCTATAGATGTTCTTATGTAGCCTTGAATTATAGGAACTTTTATATGTGACATGCCTATATCAAAATCTTTACCTATGTCTTGTATTGCAAACAAACCAAATCCTTCTATAGGACTTTTTTGAACTTCTATACAGTCTGGTAAAGGTTTGTAATAAAATTTGTTATAAACAGGATACATTATTTAATTCTACCGTGTTTTCTTCTAATAGTGTCTTTACCTCTTCTAAATATCTCTGCCTGCCTTGGCTTACCCCCATACTTAGACCTTTGTTCTCCTACAGTAAGTATTTGTATTAATCTTGCAAAAGGTTTTCTTGTTCGTATAACCTTTTTTACCGTATCTTTAGCATCTTGAATTGTGGCAAATTTGATAGATACTGTATCCTTTGGGTTTTCATCTGTATATAGTCTTCTATCGCTATCTTTTGGTTTTTTACCTGTGCCTACTTTGGGATCACGTTTTTTTGCCATTTAACAATCCCAGTCGCGCCTTGCCCAGTAGTTAGCACTACATCTATCAGTTGTACCACCCATACCTTTACTTCTAGCACAGTATGATTTTTTACGTTTAGGATTATTTTTATGCATACCTAGCTTAGCATCACCAAAAGTAATACGTTTTACTCTTGATTTTTCACTACTACAGCCTTTTACAAAAACTACTTTTCTTTTTTTACCATAACCAGGCTCTCCTTTACGAAGAGCCCTAGGTCTATTAAGAGTTACGGTTTTGCCTTTGTACTGTGCCATTCATTAATAATTCTTATTCAAAACAAGTATTATTGAATAAGCATCACCACTTGAGTGACCAACGGTAGTAAAGTCAATATCACCAGTTACACCTGATCCTGCGTTGTTTGGAATACCGCTAAATCTATCGTCATAGTATTCATCACCTGTGCTATCTGCTGGTAATGGTATAGCTAAAACGTTAGTAGAGGCATCAAACTCTATATCTACGCCCATACCTCTGGTTGCCCAGTATATACGAGCTATAGAAACGCTAGTACAAGTCTCTCCAGCACTATTAGTAGTAAGTGCTGATACATCAACTTTTTTTACAGAAGATTCTCCTGTACCGTCAGATTCATTAGTAAACTTTAAGATAGCAACTCTTTCACCATCTTGAATAGTTTGCGAAGTTACTGTATCTGCCATTGTTTACTCCTATCTTTCGCAAATTACATTTACGTAATCGATTGTCATAGTTTTTGCCGCTGCCTCACCATTTTGAATACCAAAAGATACAGTTAATTCTTCATCATCTGGTAAATTAGTATTTACAACACCTACTGGCTCTGCTTCACCAATAAAGTATGAAACCTGTGAAGTATTTGGGTCAATAAAGAAACCAACTGTCACAAAAGTATCATCAGCTAATGTGGTTACTGCAGCAGTAGTAGTATCTGTGCCGTCTTTTTCAATATGAAAGTCTAGGTTAGTATCACCATCATCTTTCATAAAGTAAACACCGTCACTAACTGCTAATGGTGTAGTATCAGTTATTTGCAAACCCATAACAACGTCAGATTGTGTCGCATCACTTACTTTAAATCTCGCTTCAAAAAAAGCTCTTTTACTACTACTTAATTTGAATGACTCACCTTTTAATTGTAAAAAGTCTAAATCATTATCTCCAGCAGCGTTAGTAAGCAATAGTTGGCCACCTGCACCAGAAGTTAAAGCTTCTGTTGCTGAACCAGTACCTGCTTCAGTCGTTGTTATTGTAAAGTCACCAGAATTGTAAGTCATAAAATCATTTGCGTATTGATAAAATAACGTACTTGATGGATTCACATGAAACATAGGAACATCTTTCTTATGTTTTGTTGCTACAGTATTACCTGCATTTAGGATTAAGTTTTGAAAATGTGGATTAGCCATTATGAACTCCTTTACTTGTATTAATGGAAATCTTTACGATCCTCATTAAGCTAATTAATTTAAAACTACCTAAAGTTTACACCCCATAATCAAATGAAGCAACAAAAAAAGGGAGCCGAAGCTCCCTTAAAATTGTAGTTGAGTGAGAAACGCTACAATAATCCGTTCCTTAAGCTCCTTGAGAACCGTAAACGGCTCTAAAGTTAGAATATCCAAAACTATAACGCTCTCTAGCTTTGTATCTCATGTTACCTGTATCGAAGTCACCCTCTAATGCAGTTTGCATAGGAGATCTTTCAAAATACTTAAACCCGTCTGGGCAGTCAGTTTTGATGAAATACGCATCTGTATCTGTTAGATAGTTGTTTACAACATATCCATCAGGAAGCATACCAGTATTTGCTATAGCATTAATGTCGTTGTCAGATGTGCCTACTCTGCCTGGGCTTTGTAGTAATCTGTCAGCAACAAACACTAATTGTGGTGGGATAATTAACTTCATACCTTTCAACGCAATATTAAGACCTCTATCATCTGTAAATGTAGAAATATTAATAAGTGAGTCTTCTAGTGAAGTTTCATTAAGATCCGCCATAGTGGTAGCTCTATTTGCTAGTGAACCACCGCCGCCTAGTGGATGATCTGTAGCCACAAGCACTTTACCGTCACCGCCTGTTGTACTAAACGCATTGTTTAATACTGAAGCTGCTTTGATTTGCTTTGTGTTAGCCATAGATCTTGCTAAAGCTTTGGTGTATCTTGCGCCGAGTCTATCATAAAGATTATCTTCAATTGCTTCTTCAGTTAGTGCGAAAGCTAAAGCCACTGTTTCGTGGGTGTAACGTGAAGTATAACCTTCGTTAGCTGTATCAAATCTGACACCGCTACCTTCAGCTTTTACTTCTGCGTTACCAAACCCTACTATTAGGGTTTCTTCTTCAAACGCTCTATCAGAAGACTCAGTTTCATAAATTTCTTCATGTTGAGATTCGTATCTGGCATATTCCATACCGAACAAGGCATTAAGACCTGGCTCTAATTCTTTCGCTAGTTGCGCTCTATTAATTGCCATTATTTATACTCCTGTTGGATCGATATAGAAATGCTCATTAAATTTAACAATCACATTTACGTTAGCTGAACCTGTTGTACTGTTATCTGGGTCACTCGAAAAGCCCATAATTCTGAACGTAGCAGTTGTAGCTGCTGTTGTTCCAGACAGTTCCATAGCTGACATCCCTGTTTTCACAGAGCCAGCAGTATAGGAAATATCTGCGTTCAAACCGACATCAGTTTGAGCTGGAGAACCTGCACTTTGAATTTCAAATACAGCATCAGGGTCATCTATTACAAATGCTTTAATATCGGACGATACAGTGCCATCAGGGAAGTGTGAACTAAAAATAGTTTCACCTGAAGAGTTTGTAAAAGTACAACCTCTAAATACACCAATGGACTCATCACCAGCAGCGGCTACTAAAATAGTACCTGCGTTGGTCATTTTTACTAAATCGCCAGAAAAAATATTCCCAGAAGCACCAGAGGCAATTGCGTATTCTGTAACTCCACCATTTTGGACTCCAGAACCTAATTTACCTACTACTCGTGCTCCGAAAGGGGCATTTTTGTTAGCCATAATAAGTCACCTTATATTTGTTATTTAAAGTTTGGTAATCAACTACGTTGACCACCGCCAAAAGTTACTTTGCTTTTTCTCTCTGGATTTAAAATCGGAGAGCTTGGGTCTGATTCCCTCATTAAATCGTTATCTACAGCATCTTGCTGTGTTTGAGCACGTGCAGCATAGTAGGAGTTTCTCTCTTCACGTGTTTCATTAGGAATCTTAGCCAATAGCAAACCACCTCGCGCTACAACTCCTGCATGTTTACCTTGTTGTACGCTATCAAAACGATCTTGGTCAGAATCATCTAATTCTTCAGATCTCACTAGGTCAAAACCTTCGCTTAATCTTGAAGAAACATTCTTACGATCTTCTTGGCCTACAATTTCGGCTCTAATCCACCTGTAAGTATAACCTTCAGGTGCAGGAGGAGTATC